AAGTGTCTGTAGGATTAAATCTACGGAAGGGTGTCTTGTATCCGTGCTTGTTACACGGGCTTCACCAAGTGCAGTGAGGCACGTATTAACGCTATCGAGTAATTCCATTGTGCCTCCTGTAGTTAGTATTATCAAGCCCCTCCGAAAAGAGGCTTTGTAATATCAACTTATGGCAAGTTGGTCAGCTTAACTGCGAAGCTGGTATCCGGACGACGCTGACCTACAGTGTACAGCGTGAAGCTGTCCAGAATGTCAGAGAAGTTCGGGTTGTCTGGGTACTTGTTGGTGGTCATTGGTTTGGCCTCAACAGTTACCAGAGTCAGACGTGGGTGATACACCACCATCTCGCACGCTACATCATCAGCATCGACGTTGAAGGCTGCACCCAGTGGGTGGGCAGTGATTGCTGCTTTCGGGAAGCGGGCGGATTCAACGATGCGCACACCGTTAATCATACCTACGCGACGCGCGGCGAAGTCAGCATTACCCGCTGAGTAATCCACGTTAATGAGTTTCTGGGAGTGCATCAGCACACCGAACACACGTGGGGATACCACGGTGATGAACTCGGTCAGAGAACCGCCCAAGTCGCGGTTAATCATCTCTTCCACACCAGCGGCGTGAGCGGCGACAATGTTCGAAGCGAACTTCTCTTTGTCTGCTGCTGCATCTGCGGTTGGGGTAGGGATGGTTGCGATGTACTCTTTACCATCATAGAAGGCTGGCTTCAAGTGCGCCGGTGCCAACCACTTGCGGGACTTCTGCAACTGGATGATGTGTGCTTGGTCGAACAGCTTGGCGTGCTCAGTACCGTGGTTCTTGCCGATGTCGGCCCAGCGGTCTGGAGAGGTCCAGTCATCCTGCCAATCCATAACGGTACTTGCGTACGTCACGGTATCAACAGTGATAACCAGCTTATCGTTCTTCACTGATTCACGTTCCAGCTTCGCACCCACACCACGGCCCTTAACGGTCACGGTGTTCATACGGTCGAGGCGTGCGGTGTTAGACGCGTCCTGAACGGAGATGAAGCCGGAGTTAGAGCGGAAGAAGGAGTTGTAGATGAACGCTGTATCGGTGTCGCCTTGGAACACTTCCAAGTGAATATCAGCATCAGAGTTCGGGCCGGCCCAGTGGGTACGGGTTAAGCCTGCTGCGTAAGGGGTATCTGCCATGTTTTAAATCTCCTTAATATAGAAGCACCGGGAAGGTGCGGTAGGGTGTAACTTAACCTTAGCTGCTAGGTAGGCGGCCTTGGCTTCGCTCTCAGTGGGGAATAAACCTAGATACACGTCCTTCCCGTTTGCTCTAATACACGCACGCCATTTGCCACAACTGTGCTTTGAATAGCCACGGCATAACATGTTATGCGCATTCTCAGAGGTAGTGCTTGCCCGGAGATTATCCGGTGCATTGTTTGTAGTATCACCATCAATATGGTCTACAACTTTCGGGCGGTATCCGTGGGTCAGGTAGAACACAACAACATGTGCATACAACTGATGCCCATTAAGACTCCCTTTGAAGTAACCTTTATTATCCTTGGCGGTGAAAGCTGGTAAGCCAATCTTGATATTAACTCTTGGACTAGTCTTCGATAACCACACCAATCCGGTATGGCTATTAGGGTCTAATCCGATAAACTCGCGTAAGTTATTTACCAAGCTGCTTACCAATGCGTCTAAGTTCCATCAGACGGGACAAGTCCTGTGCATGGGAACGAGATACTGGATTAAGTGCCATGCGGGCCTTCGTGAACTCTTCATAGGAGAGTCCCTGAGATTCCGCAAAGCTGGCATCAGCAATCTGTCGCTTGCCACCTTGCACCATACCACCTGATGTCTTACCGTACTCAACAATCAACGAGGCCGCTTGTTTAACGGTTTCGGCGTCATTAGAGTCCAGCATTTGCTTCACTACAGACTGCATACCACTCGGAGCGTGCTCCTTGAAGAGTGCAACTGCTTTGGAGAATTGCTCTTCCCCACCACCTAAAGTATGGATGTCCGCCAGCAGTTTCTGACTGGCCTCCAGCTCATACTCCATAACTGCTTCTGCCAGTGCAATAGCTTGGTCTGAGTTGTCACCGAACCGCTCTTTCAAGAACGCACGGTCAATCAGACGTGTATCGCCCGCAGCGTATGCCTGCTCCAATGCCTTAGAAATGTCATCTTCGGTAGCACCGACTGCCTTCACGAATGAGGCAACGGCAATATCCAATGCTTTATTGCCAGTAGGTTTAACAGCAGCGGACTTATCCGGGGTATCTACTGGTTTGTCTACCGGCTTATCCGCAGGCTTATCTCCTGGCTTGTCTACAGCCGCTGGGGTGTTTTGTGCTTTTACAGCTTGTAGGATGTCAGCCAGTGTTGGCTCTTTGGTCTGTGTGGGTACAGGTGGTACTCCGGGGACAGTAGTCTCTTGGAATGCACCGGTGCCCGGTTGTACAGGTGGCAAAGTGCCAGCAGTAATGTCAGTCATTACAGAATTCCTTGCGTTACGTCAGACACATCTGCGAGAGAAGCATCGACTGGTTGATTCGGTTGTGGTGCAGCGGCTTGCTGCGCTAACTCTTCTTCGGTGTACGAGTAGTCCTCTGGATTCAGACCTACGCCAAGCATTACCTTTTCCACGATGCGTTCCGGGTCAAACCGTTTGCTGGATTGTGTAAGCGCAGGCATTACCACCCCAAGAATCTGAGCGGCTTGCAGTAGCTTATCAACGTCAGCAGTACGACCAAGGGCAGCAACACCTGTGAGTACACTTAGCGTTAAACCACCTGCCAGCAGCTCTTCAATGAAGTCTGGTGTATCTTCCCAGCACAGGATATGTGCCAGTGGAATATGCAGGGAGTCAGCAATGCTGGAGTACACACCGCCCAGCGCAGCCTCGGCCTCTGTTGCGTTCTGACGAATCTCTTCGGCAGTAACACGCTCAGCTTGGCGTTGGTTCTGGACGTACAGGAAGGATGGGGAGATGCGGTTGGTGATGTTCTCAATCTCACCGGCAAGTGCCAGAATCTTGTTGTAGTCACCGGCCTCATACGCGGCCACAGCATTAGGGTCGCCTTGCACCCATGCACCAGATTCCTCCTGTGCCATACTATCGACGTCAGCACCGGAACCGGGCTTAGCCATATGTAGGACACGGCAGGATTCAATCTCGTACAACGCCAATGCCTCACTCAGCTCTGACAGCTTAGCGAAGTCACCAGCAACATCCTCGATATGACCACGACCGTATGTCTCACCGGTTACGAGGTTCCATGTCACAGGAATGTACGGGCAGATTGCCTCTGGATACTCGGCTGGTTCACCCAGTTTGTACCCCTCGACTTCTTGGGTGATAACGAACACGTCGGACACGGCTCTGGACTCACGCTTAATGCGGGTGTACAGGCACACGTTGTCTGATAGGTCGCGACCGTTGAAGGCGTGGGACAGGGTGCTGGGGAGGCTGCCGATGGCGATACGCTCTTTCAAGATGATATCCAGTACTTTACCGGAACCATCACGAAGCATGGCGTACTGGCGAATGCTGTAAGCGTGGGTGTTACCTGTGTCCGAGTCTCGATACAGCAGGACGTTCCCAGTTACGAGGAGGAGATTCATGGCATGCACAAGCTGGTGATATGAACTCTTCAAGAAGATTCGCTTGTACGCTCTGTTCTCCAAAGCGGCCAAAGCTGAACCCACCTCCTTGGCTGCAACACCAAGGGCGAAGCTCATACCGTCTGCACCAACTGTGCTATCAATACGGAAGAAGGATTGTGTAGCTGGGAACAGGACGCCCGCCAGCTTAGATGCTAAATGGTTTGTAAGTACAGCCCCCACGCTTTGGTAGTCTCGGGCCACGTTCTGGCGTTGACCAGACCTCAAGTCCGGGTCAGCGAAGATGGAAGGTAAACTCCACTTAGCGTAATCCTCAGTCTTGAGAATCATCGAATCGTCACGGTACTTATCGTAGAGACTTTCGTATGTTCTCGCTCGGTTCATACTAGAACCCCAGAGACGTGGAGATGCTGCCTGCACGTTTCTTCTTGACTTGAGAACCGGTAGCGTCCAGTGCAGCGGCTGAGCCACCCGCATCTGTCTGTACTACGTTCTCGGCTTGGGCATTCACGTCCAAGATGTTTGCGTTATTCTGTTTGTTCAACGAGCGCTGGTTCGCATCGGCCTGTTCTCTGGCCTTACTTTCCGCTGCTGCCTTGTTGCCCAGAATATCGGTACCTACGTATTTGTCGAGGATACCACCGGTCAGCTTATTGGTGCCGAAGATTTTCTCTACACCCACTGCCTTCTTTAAAACCTTGTTTACGATTCCACCGCCACCGCTCATATTAAATACTCCTGTAGATTATTCTGACCTCTCTGGGTGACAGCCGTTTGGGTAAGCTAACCCAAGTGCCGCCCTCAGAACGTACTAGCTCATCGAGAGCCTTTAACAACTCACGAAAAGCCCCTGCCGAACCGGGTAGAGTAGCCATAGTTATAACACTACGGCCTGTACCACGGTGGTGTACGTCCCTCCGGGGAGGAGAGAACGTTATAGCCCCACAGAATGTATCCTTCTGGAAACAGGCGATTAGGGGTAGACCAGCCATGTCATCATGGACAGTCTCTAGGAATTCTCGTTTAGTAAAACCACAGTGGTAATCCGGTCGGTGGTCATACACGATGCTGGCCCCATGTAACAGTGAATCTAAATCACCGTCGGGGAAGTACGTCACCTTGTACTTGGACATACTGCAACCTCGCTTTAGCCTTACCTCTGATATGGTTCAGTACGTTGCGTTGACCTGCATTGTACTGTAGTTCACCATACCCAGAACCACTCATAGTTATCTCAGGGAACATTCTTTCTAAGTACATTACCTGTTCTATAGTGAATCTTACATCATTACTCATTGTAATACCTCTTGAACCTGCGCTGGTTCGTTCGCCCTTCATCTCAATAGATACATCACACTTGGAAGAGGGAAGCCGCATCAAAGTACAGTCACTTCCCATCTCCCCTTAGAGTGGACATCTAATCAAACTTAACACATAAAGAATTCAGAATCAAGCACTTTGGTTACATCCAAGGTACCCTTTAAAGGACGCTGAATTTCCTCTCCCGAAGCCAGCTCAACTGAGCGAGTAAGTGCCTCAATCGGGTCGTGATTCAGGTACATGTTAACGAACGTCTGCCGAAGCACTACATGCATTTCATCCACATCACAAGCGTGTGTTGCGAATGAGTCGTGGACAGGAATCAAATCCTTTTCAAACGCATCAATTACAAACACCAAGTGGGATGAATCCAGACCGTGAGTGAAGTTCGGTGAGATACCGTTGACACACTTCGCCCGGTTCAACAACGCATCGTTGAAACGCGTCATGTTGAACTTGATACCGGTACCGCCTAAGTGTACCCGCACAATTTCCTCTTGTGCGTAATGCTGCACCATAGGGAACCCGGCTGGAGATATATGCTTAATCGCTTCATTTGCTGGCATCTTACCGGCAAGTTCACGTAAGTACCGCATTGCCTCTGCAACCGCTGGTACCGCCTGCTCAATACCACTGCGCAGGTTTCTGGACAAGTACGCTGCCAGTTTGAACGGGCTGAACAGCTCCTCCTCCGGCAGCTCACGCTTAACCATATCCAAGTACACGTACTCAGTACAGCTCTGCAATGTACCACCATAAACGTACGTCATGACGGGCCGTTTAGCCATGCTACGAGGCACACCATGATGCACCCAGTACTGTGCCTGTACCAAGTTCTCTCTGTCCTTCTGGATGCGACTGACAGCGATTGCGGCCACACCAGCGTAGATGTCCTCCTTCTCATCACCGTTGTTGTGCAACAAGTTCGTGAACATACCGCCGACTGTATCACGCAGGGCTGCACTCAAGTGCTGCATACCGGAGCAGGTTGCATCCATGGCTACTGGTACATTCGACTCGTACTCCTCTGGGTTACCACTATCCAGAGCGGCTAGGAGGTCCTTAGCGGCCACGTAGAAGCACCAAGGTGAGTCGGCATCTTGGAAGAACTCGGAGTCAATGTGGTTCTCTACAGCGTCTCTCAGGTGCTGAATGTGCTCATCTGTCCAAGCGGCGCGGAGTGTGTTCAGTTTCTTGTCGAAACCGTACGTAGTTGCTACATGCACCTTCAACCAGAATAAACCACGCTTACCAAGCTTCTTCTTCTGGGCGAATCGTAGTGCCGCCTTCACACAGTCAGAACTCTGCGGGTTAATACGCGAGCGGAAGTACAAACGACCACGCCAGTCGAAGTACGTCGGGAAGTACAGAGTATCGCCACTGTACTCGCGCATGTACTTGATTGTCTGGCTGAAAGCTACCACATGCGCCTTACGCTCACGCTCGTCATGGTACGCCTGACGGGCCACAGCTTTCCACATGTTGTGCTGTTCTTCCAGTGCTGTATCTTCCCTGTCCCAGCCCTGCGGCAATGGGTAGTCTGGAGCTTTAATAGGTGTCATGGAAGGGATGCCAACCACCGCACCCTTACGAGGGATAGCGAACAAATCACGCAGTAGCGATACCAAGTCGGTATCCACTGTGTAACCAACCTGTGCAGCCTTGTTTGCTGCCCGCAGAGTCAGGTCTGAGATGTTGTCTCGGATGTACCGCCGGTGGTCTGCACGACGTGTGCGCAAACGGATAGTGCCAGACATGTTAGCCATTTCCGGATGCACGTACGACGCCCCATTGAACAGCGTTTCCCGAGTGTGCTCGCGTGGTTTAACCAGCATTGGTGGGAACTTAGTAAACGCTTTCAAGGTGTGAGACAGCGCGCTGATTTGGTCTGCAATAAGCTCGGTAGGCTGCACCACAATCCAGTGCTGCCCACCACCCTTTGGCACACGCTGTGGTTCCACAACACCCGCAGTAATCATCAAGTCAAGGATGAGCTTGCCCACAGCATCACGCTCAGCAGCGGACCAGAGCACGTCTGTACTCTCCAACCCGATGTTACGAGCCGATGCCGTGAACGTGCGCTTACGGTGGTTAGCAGAGCGTGTATTGGCGTCCTGCAAGGACTCCTCAACACGGCGCATGTACCCCGGTGCCGCAATAGACAGCTTAGAGAACATGTGCTCCAGCTCTGCATCGGCACCTGCCTTGCTAATGAACGCCTGTGCCAGCTCCGGCAGCGCTCGTGAATTCGCTGTACGAATCTTACCGAACAAACCTAATGCCGTACGGATACCAATGACAGCAACCTTCTCCGCAGTGACTTCCCGCAGGAGTTGGTTATACTTACCACCAAACCCACGGGTTCTCTGTGCGAGACGCGCTTCTACTGCACCTTTGACCAGCGTAAACAATTTTGCTGCAAGTACACGCCCCACGCCGGTATCCGCCATGCGGCCTGCTGCTTGCTCTTTCTCCCAGTGTGCCAAGGCATCAACGATGCCCTGTGTTGTGTACTCTTGCTCAATATCGAATTGACGCTGCTCTAAAGTCATCACTACCTCACAGGAACAAAGCGGTACGGGCCAGCACGGCCCGGTGTATTCTCACGTAGTCTTTGGTCTTGGAACCACGCAGCAGAAGCCGCGCGGTGTTCAGGTCGCCCTGCTGGACGTACGCTAGTACTTTCTCCAGCAGGTCATCTTTCTTATCTTCATCAAATTGCATCATTAGACGCCCCAGTTTTCTTCCTGCATTCTAACTCCAAGATGAACAACGCATTACATGCTACATGCGCCAAGTGGCTTAACCCGCTCTCCGGGTCATTCTGCTCACCCTTACCAATGGCGGTGAGGTGGCGGAGCAACGCAGCCAAGTACCGGTCATCCCCACCCGGTACGGTCTGCCAACTGTGGGCGGCGTACTTCTTAGCGCCGAAGGTCAGCACTGTACCAACCTGCTCCAGAGCATTCGGGCAACCCTGCACCAGTAGTTCCATACGAGGTTTGTCCCCATCATATTTCATGCCGGTTCCAGTAGTAAGCGCTTCCTCTGTTGTCCGTTGGGCATCCAGCAACTCACTCTGATGGAAATGATGTACGCGCTCCACGAAGTCAACTCGCACTGGGTTTTTAGTCCCCATTATTTATACCCCATGTGATTTCAAATCGGTACGTTCTTCGGTGTATTCAGTGACCAGATGGCAGGTCAGTCCCAGACTACGCATGTGCCGGGCAACCTGAGGTAAGTCATCGAAGCAGCACAGTATTCGGTCAAGGCCCAGCTTACGTAGGTACTCTTCCTTGATTACTGTGTCCTTGCGATTGTCGTCAGCATCTCGCATCTTCATGTGATGATATTTACCGCTCTGCTCATCTAACCACTGCTCAGATAAGTCACGCGATATATCGGAGCGGCCGGTCAGAATCACAATGATGTACCCTGCATCATACAGGGTATTCATTAGCTGGATGTTGTCTCGAATCGGTGCATCCTTTCCGCACTGCATATTGAACTCCACCCAACTTTCAGTCAGGTGCATGTTCTCTTTGGGCAAGAGGTGTAGTCGGTGCTTGCCGCAGGATAGCGTACCATCGTAGTCAAAAATAATAATGTCTTTCATCTTATGTCCCGCACCAACGTCCGTCCGAATCTAAAACCATAGGAATGTTCACAGGAACACCATCAATAATCATAAGCACGCCCAAGATAGGCTTTCGTGGGAACACGCGACCATACGCAAAGGCTAAGCTGTCCTTGTCAATCAGGCAACC